AAAAATACGGCAGCACCGTTGTTCAGGTGCCAAGCAAAAAATCAACCCAGTCAAAGCATATTCCGCTTTTCATCACATCGCACGAAAGATTCCTCTCCAAAGAGAAAAAATTATTTAATCTTCAGAAATATATCTCAAAAGCTTGACAAATTTATCTGATAGGTGTATACTGCTGGATAGTTTACATTGTGAACTATATTTTCTGGTAAAAAGGAGGCATGAGGTATGAAAGACATGAGCTGGATAGAAATGATGAAAAAAGCACAGGAAATTCGGCTTTTTACGAGTCTTCAAATAAAGCGTGCCCAAAAAGGCGGCATTACATCTGCGCAGGAACTGGATCTTCTCTCCCGTATTGTATTATCAGACGCAGAACTGACACCCCTTGAATTAACGGTACTGACAGGCTTAAGCAAATCTGCAGTGAGCCGGTTAATCGAACATCTTGAACGTAAAGAACTTTTACAAAAGAAATATAATTCAAATGATAAACGAAGTTATACGCTCCTTTGTACTGCCAAAGGAACAATGGAGCTGGAAAAGACATACCAGTATTGTCTGGAGCCTATTTATCGGCTTCGAAAAATCCTCGGAGACGAAAAATTCGAAGCCTTAATAAAATACATTAAAGAAGCTAATGATCTAATGATGAAAAATGGGAGGTAACTTATGAATTTTTATCAGGAACTTCAACTCAACCAGGCAGGTTCAAAATCGTATATTGCAAGTTTTAAGAATCCAAAAGATAAATGTAAGCATATTGCTGTTTATCTATTCAAAATTGCACTGGTTGTTGCTTTTTGTGTTTCCTTTGTCACATTATTTTCTGTACTTTTTGGCAATGAAAACAGCATTGCCGGTGTGGTTGTACTGCTTTGCGTGTTAGCAGTTCGATATTCCGACCTTGGAATCCAGAATTCTCAGGGCACACTTGGAATTCTTTTCATCTATGGTATTCTTGCATTTGGTCCGAAGCTGTCTAATCTCGCTCCCACCGGATTGTCATTCTGCATCAATCTCATCTGCATTTTCGCTCTGGCACTGATAGGATGTCATAACATTACGATGTTCAACCATTCCACTTTTGTGCTTTCCTATCTTCTCCTGTTTGGTTATGATGTAAGCGGAAAAGCATACCAGATGCGTTTGATCAGTCTTTTGATCGGAGCTGTTTTGACCGCCTCTATTCTATATTTTAAGCATCGCAAGGTGGAATATAAACGCAGCTTCATGGACTTATTTAAAGAGATTCATCTTTCTTCTTCCCGTACCAGATGGCAAATCTGTCTTTCTGTGGGCATTTCCAGCGCAATGTTAATCGCTGCACTTCTCAATGTTCCGAGAGTATACTGGATTGGTATTGCCGCAATGTCCGTTCTGATACCATTTCGTAAAGATGTCGAATATCGCACAAAGCATCGTGTTTTAGGCAATATATTAGGCAGTGCAATCTTTTTTATTTCATATTTGATTTTGCCGGAAGAAATTCGTCCTTGCCTTGGAATTATTGGAGGAATCGGAACCGGATTCTCTGCCAGCTATGTATGGCAATCTGCATTTAATGCATTCAGCGCAATTACAGTGGCTGTACCAACTTTTGGTCTTGCTTATGCAGTTTTACTTCGTATTTTTACAAATGTATTTGGCTCAATTTATATGTGGCTGTTTAATCGGGTATTTGACCCATTTCTTCTTTTTATCAATCAGATATTTGAAAGACCAAAACGCATAACCACTACCTCTTAAGGAGTCAAACAAAAAGGGTCTGCTACAGTACGCACATACTGCAGTAGACCCTTTATTTCATCATTCTCTTAAATCACACTTCCATCTCTGAAAGTAACCGTTTTTTCTCCGTTCTCATAAACCGTGATGTAATCAACCAATGAACCCCAAAGGTCGCTATCGAATTCAGTCACCTGTCCGTTTAAGGATTCCAGCGTTTCCTGAAAGTGGCGGAGATTCTGTCCTCGTGTTTCTATTTCTTCAATCCGCATGGCCAATTCGTCATGCTTTTTCTTTGCCGCCTCAAATCGTGCGGAAAGGACATCATTTTTCTGCCGGTACTCCTCCTGGTCGAGTGCGATACGAGCATTCTCCAGCATTGCCGCCTGAACCATATCCGCAACAAGGGACATTTCCCCGGCATATTTTTCTTTTTCGGCTTCCAGTTCTGATGTATTGGTCAGCTTATCACAAATCAGCTTTACGTTTTCTATCAGTTCATCCCGATTGGCAAGCAGCTTATTCAGGCTTTTCAGAAACACAGCCTTTACTTCCTCTTCCATGATGTGCGGTGTAGTACAGCGCTCATCGTTATATTTGTTGTTGCAGCGGTAGATAACTTTACGGTACTGGTCGGTGGAGTGCCAGACCTTAGCCCCATACCACCCTCCGCATTCACCGCACTTAATTTTACTTGAAAAGATACTGACACCGCTATAGCGTGATGTTCCTGTCTTTCTGCGTTCCATTTCCTGCTGAACCATATCAAATACTGCAGGATCGATAATGGCTTCATGGTCATCTTCGATATAGTACATCGGTATTTCACCACAGTTTTTCTTTGTCTTTTTGGTCAGAAAGTCCACAGTAAATTCTTTCTGAAGGAGTGCGTCACCTTTGTACTTTTCATTTGTCAGAATACGGCGGATTGTAGTTGCATTCCACTTATCTTTTCCGCCGGGCGTTTTAATGCCTTTCTCTGTTAAATGAATAGCAATCGTATGCGGTGTCATGCCTTCAAGAAACAGACGGTATATCAGCTTTACAATTTCGGCCTGTTCCGGGTTCACAACCATTTTTCCATCAGGGCCTTTGTCATATCCGAGAAACCGGCTGTAGGCAACACTAACCTTACCATCGGCAAAACGCTTTCTGTGTCCCCAGGTTACATTCTCTGAAATAGAACGTGCTTCTTCCTGGCTTATACTCGACATAATGGTAAGAAGCAGTTCTCCTTTGCCGTCGAACGTCCAGATATTCTCTTTTTCAAAATAACACTCCACGTTATTTTCTTTCAGAAGACGAATGGTTGTCAGGCTGTCAACAGTATTTCTTGCAAAACGGCTCACACTTTTTGTTATGATAAGGTCAATTTTTCCTGCCATTGCGTCCGATATCATTCGCTGAAAGCCCTCTCTGCGTTTGGTGGAACAACCGCTGATACCCTCATCAGTGTACACCCCAACAAACTCCCAGTCCTCACGTCCTTTTATGTATTCAGTGTAATAGCTTATCTGAGCAGCGTATGAAGTTAACTGTTCTTCGCTGTCGGTTGACACACGAGCATAGGCAGCAACCTTACGCTTGACAGGTGCATCAATCGGTGCTGATGTGTATCGGCTGATTGATGCAGGTATTTTCGTTATTTTTGGCATTTTTTCCTCCTTGGTATTGGCCAATGATCCGTTACAGAATGACCATCTCGAAAATAGAACTCCAGTCTGTCTTCTTCCACATCGATATGGTCAATTCTCTGTTCAAACTCCTCTTCATTAAATGCATCGATGCTGAGAACCTGTGCTGCCATAGTACGCAGTAAATCATCACGAAGACTTACGGAATTACATCCTTTATGTTCCGAACATCTCCAGTGACTAACTTTGTCGCCATTTGCAGAGGTGCGTGTGCCTTTCCGGAAATTACATCCGCACCTTACGCATTTAATCACTTTTGAGAAACAAGTCATATCCGCCCGATTCGGTCTTTTTCCATTTTTGCGTTTCAAGGAAGTGGCAGCCCTTCGTTCTTCCGTCCAGCAGTCCTGATGGCCTGTGTTTTTACACGCTTCCGTTACAACTGTTCCGTCTTTCAGATGAAACTCTAATGTTTCACGCTTCGGAACATAAATAACATCCACACGTTCAAGAAAAACAGCCTCATCAAATTCCTGCAATCCAAGTACTTTTGCACAGGTTTCCTGTAAGTGCTTATGATTGATACTGCCGCCGACAGTACAGCGACCGCCTTTTATCTTTCTGCTTCCACAAAGCCAGTATTCTGCATAACCTCGGTCTGTTCTGACTTCATGCATATAGCTTTTATGGCAGAAAGGACACTTGATTTTTCCTGTAAAGCAGCAGGTATTCAGTGATTTGTTTGCCAGAGGGCCTAACTTTTTCCTTCTTTCCATTTCCTCCTGCACCCACCTGAAAGTCTCCATATCTATAATGGCTTCATGCGTATTTTCCACATAGTATTTTGGCAGTTCGCCGTTATTCTTCTTTCGGCGTTTGGTAATCGGGTCGGTAATGTATTCCTTTTGCAGAAGCATATTGCCTGTATACGTGATATTGGTCAGAATAACCTTTATATTGGAATCTATCCAGCGATATCCTCTCTTTGTTGTGATACCTTCGGCATTCAGTTCCCGTTCCGTTTCCAGCCTTGATTTTCCGTCAAGGAAGTTTCGGAATATTCTCTTTACAATTTCTGCTTCTTCCGGGACAACGACCAGTTTGTCATCAACCCATTCATAGCCGAGTATTGGATTTCGATTGCATGGATCACCTTTTTCAAAGCGTTTCCGAATGCCCCACTTTACATTTTCAGAAAGACTACGGCTTTCTTCCTGTGCAAAGCTGGCGAGAATGGTCAGCATCAGTTCGCCATCACCCGACAAGGAATTGATGTTCTCTTTTTCAAATCGTACTTCAACACCGATATCTTTCAGATGCCGTATCGTTTCCAGAAGATCCACTGTGTTTCTGGCAAATCGTGATATACTCTTGCAAAGGATAATATCAATGAGTCCTTTTTCACAGTCAGAAATCATTCTCTGAAACTCCTGCCGTTTCTTGGTCTCTGTTCCTGATATAAAATTATCAGCATAAACACCTGCGTACTCCCATTCGGGATTCTTTTGTATCAGTTCGCTATAGTAGCTTATTTGTGCTGACATTGAATGCATAAGGCGTTCACACTCCATTGATACACGAGCATAAGCAGCCACTCGCTTTCGCCTTGGCAATACGGGCTCCGTAGGTTCTATTTTGATGATTTTACGCATAACAGCCCTCCTTTCACTACACATATTACCGCTGTTCAGGCTCTAAGTCAACGAATAATGTGCCGATTTTCGGCTCGTATTTCTCCCTGAACATTGTATCAATCTGACGATATTCATCCTCCGAAATCAAATTTGCATGAAACATCTTCTTTACAATGCTCATCGTCACCTGGTACATGGCTTCCTTCTGAATATCCATCTTTTTCACCTCCAAATCGTGCAAGAATATAGCATCTGTGGCAGCAGTATTTTCTGTGATTATTGCCGTATGCCTGAAAAGGCTTACCACAATTTGAGCAGATAAAATCGTACATGGCTTTCCTGTTAACATCTTTTATATGAGCATTCCACCATTTCATTCTGCATTTATCCGAACAGAACTTTTTCTGACGTACTCTTGGCGGCTGCGTGATTGGCTCGCCGCAGCAAAGGCAGAACTGCCCTTTATGTCTGCTGCAAAAGGATTTTATCGTGTTGACAGACAATCCTACAGTTTCTGCAATCTTAGAAAACGACATTCCCTTTGAACGCAATGTGAGTACAGTAGATTTTTGTGCATCTGTCATTGAAACCACCTCCTACTTTACATAGGACGGAAATATGGCTTTTGAGTACCGAAAAACAAAAAATCCCCACGAAATATGAAAAATTCATATCTCGTGGGGATCGTTATCAGATGTCAGCCTTGTTCACCCAACCGGTGACATAGGAACCGGCAGGCGTTTTTCCGCAGTTTGCAGCAGAATTTGTAATACGCATTCTGCCATTTACAACCTGTCCATCATAGAGATAGTACGTTCCGGATTTCTTTGTTCCAGTCTTGACTGTGCTGGAGGAATACAATGTGGTATTGTTCAGCGTAATTTTTGCGCCTTTTGTATATGTCTTTTCGGCAACGGTATATACCACTTTTCCTGAATTATCAAAAACGCTATAGCCAGTCTTGCAGGCTTTCTTTGCATTTTCCAGAGAAGAATATGCACCAATCTGGCTTTTAGCGTCAGACCAGGACTTTCTTACTCTGTAAAGCTGATTTGCAGGTGTAGGATTTGGAGTTGTAGATGTAGAACCAGCACTCAGATAAGATTCGACCTTCTTCTTAAATTCCGCCCAATGAGGCAGAATGTAGGCAGGACAGTTTTTGTAAGAATTCTTCGCCGTATTGAGATAGTCCACAGTACCCGATTTTCCGTCACGGACATTCAGCCAATGGGTATGGGTGTAGAGGTGATTGATGTCCAGGTTGTACTTTTTCAAAAGTGCTGCCGCAAGCCTGGCACAATTATCCTCCGACTTCTTGTCCTTATCGTTGTATGCAGAAGACATAATACACTCAATAGCGATATTTCTGCGGTTGCCGTTTCCACTGCCGTCAGCGGCGTGCCAGCCGGAGAGGCTAAGGGGCAGATTCTGCCAAGCACAGGTGTTGTCTACATAATAATGTACTCTGACGTCTTTCATATTGCCATTGTAAGTTGCTCTGGTGTATTGCTCCGCAGGTGTCGTTCCACTTGCTACCGAAATCCAATCTGTGTTGTGAACAGTAATACCGATAACTTTGCCCTCCATAGAAACGGAGGGCATATCGATGTGGTTTGGATTGTGTTTTGTGAGCAGAAATTCGTTGACGGTTACACCGCAAAGAGTTGTTGTGTTATCAGGTTTCAGAATTGCCATTGTCATTTTCCTCCTTGATTTCTTCTTCCACTCTGCCTACTTTTGTTTGCAGAACATCAATTGCTTTTTTGAATACAGGCGGATAGGGTACGCCCATCAGCGTGGTATTTTCCACAATAGACAGCAGCTCATTCAGACAGAAGCTGATGCAGACCGCATCTCTGATGTAGTTTGTGCCGATGAGAATATCGATTCTCACACCAACCACAACCATGAGCAGAATGCAGAACTTCTTCGCAAGACCAATCCAGCCTGCCTTGCTATTTAGCGCACCGCTTTTGCTGTGTTTGGATTTGCCCATTGCCGCAGTTACAATGCCTGTCACAAAATCAATGCCCATAAAAACTACAAGTGTTGCCAATGCGGAATCCCAGCCGCCGAGCAGTGTGGTAATCACTCCTCCCACCACGCCTGCAATCATACAGATTGTTTCTTTCATAAACATCACCCTTTCATAAATTTGATAGATTTCACCATCGGATGGGAATTATCCGATGTGCCTTGGAAGGCAAGGTAATATTCTCCATCCGACACATTTTCCAGTGACTGCATCACTGAAATGGACGTATCGGAATAAAGCCATTGAAATGATAATTTCAAAGCATTTTCTGCTTTGATTTCTTCATAGATATACTGAGCCAATTCCGACCCTGTTTTATCTGCCTTCGGAATAAGATAAAATTCAGCGTCCTGTGATGCACCGACCATATAGCTTAAAAGCAGCTTCATTTTTGAAGTAATTGCGACAGGTGTCAGAAACATCACAAAAACATTTCCTGCCCAACTGAAATCGTTCTGATTGAAATACAGGGCATAATCATTTTCAGCAGAGCAGAAATGCGGATAACTCTCCGCAAAACCTGCAAGAGAACGATAACCATCGTTGTAATAGGTGTAAATGCTGTCACCGTATTTCTGCAAAGTATCAGAACCGCTTTCAAATACAGAAATATAACTGATTCCGGAAATGCTTTCAATTTGTTTTTGCAGCTCTGCAATATCTGTTTTTGTTGCATAACTTGACATATCAGGTGTTATTCCGTCTTTGCCATCTACACCATTTTTACCGTCTTTTCCAGGCAAGCCATCTTTACCGTCAGCTCCTCTGAGGCTTTCCAGCCATTCTGTTGCAGTGCCAACAAAGCCGTGCTCCACGGCAATGATATATGCAGATTTACCGTCAGAGCCATTCACACCATCTTTCCCATCCACGCCATTTTCTCCGTATTTCCCTTTGAGAGAAACAAGCCATTCTGCAAGTGTCCCTGTAAAACCATTCTCCACAGCAAGTTCATATGCAGATAAGCCGTCTTTTCCATCCTTGCCGTCTGCACCATCTTTCCCATGCTGCACTTCACCGATTTTCTGTAAAAGCTGCGTATACAAATCAGGCGTCGGCGGAATGGGAGAATCGGTATCCTCACCCACAAATCCGGATGCACGAATATGCAGTGTTACCGGAACTGTTGTCGCTCTTAATCCCTCTGTATTGTCAGCGTCATATCCGAATACGGATAGCTTTACCGCACCTGCATGAAGTTCCGCAGGCAGCAAACAGGACAGTCCATCAGTGCCGAGTACACGGTTGTATGTTTCATCACATTGGGTAAACTGCACCACCTTGTGAAACTTCTTCCAGTCACCGTCAAATACAAATTTTAGTGTTACAAATGCAATCTGGTCGGAGGCAATCACTTCACGTTCCAGAATCTCAATTTTCTGTCCCTTTACAAGGAATTTCAGCATTATTCCTTCACCTCTTTCCATGTTTTCGTGCTTGTGACATATTCCATGTATCCATCAAGGCACTGGATTTTTGAAAGCGGAGATTCAATATCAACTGCATGGCTGTCCCAGTTTGTATTTTTCTTCACAGCGTTCCAATCAGCAAGAGAACCCTCATAAGTGATTGTGGTCAAAGATTCACAGTAATTGAAACAGCCGCCCACAATTTCCTTGACGTTTTGGGTAAGCGTAAGGTTTTTTAGTTTTGTGCATCGTACAAACATTCTGTCACTAATGACTTTGCCGCCATATCTCACCGTTTCAAGATACTGACACTCATTGAATGCCATTGCACCTACGGTTACCACAGAGGACGGAATGGTTACGGACTTGATTGCCGTTCCTGCAAATGCGTTTATGCCAAGTTCCGTGACACGTTCCGGAATCTTCAGTTCCGTTAAACCATTTAGGGTCTGATGATAAATATATCCATCAATATGCGGCAGAAATGCAGCCTTTTTGATTGCTGTAAGCGTTGTCGGAAGTGATACTGTTTTC